TCATTCGAATAAATCGGCATGGGTGCCGGCGCGTGTGAAGATGACCAGATTGGCCTTCTCATCCAGCGTGTAAATCAGCAGAAAATCCCCGCCTATATGGCATTCCCGATGATCGGCCCAATCGCCTTTTAGAGGGTGATCCTTCCACTCCGCCGGCAGTGGCGCATCGTTTGCTATCAGCAGCAACATCACCCGTTTCAACTCATGCATGTCATAAAGTGCGGTTCGATTCAGCCTGTCCCAATCCTTCCCGAATTGTCGGGTAAAGTCCGCCCTGCGGGGCAATGCTGCCCGCTTGTCAGGTTTCCCTTGGTTGCGCCTGCCGTCAGGCGGCATTCTTCTCGGCCTTCGAGGCACGCTTTTCCAGGGCCTTGAAAACTGCATCAGCGCCGTCAAAGCGACCAGTCGCAGCCGATCGGATGCGGCGGGCTTCCTCCATGGCGGCCAGTGTTTCGGCGTTGGGGCGGGACAATTCCAGCGGCAGTGCCTTTTCCCTCGCAATGCGCGTCAAGGTCATACGCATGACATCCGAGATCGTCAGGCCCAGAGCGTCCAACACCAGGGCTGCCTCCTCCTTGAGAATCGGGTCAATGCGGACCCGGACATAAGCATTTGCGGCCATGATCGTCTCCATGGGTCAATGGCTCATTGTAGCCCATTTGAGCATCTTGCGCAATCTTGTACGCGCGGCCGCCGCACCCGCCCTCTCCCGCAAGCGGGGGAGTAAGGTGCCTGCAGGCGGATGAGGGGCTGTCGCGCGCGCACTCTCACCCACCAACCCCCTTCGTCGCGGCCAACCGCCCATAGAGCGCCAGCAGCCCGCCCAGCGTGCCCGCCAGCGTCGTCATCGCTTCCGCCAGCTGCGCTTCTTCGGCACTCCCGAGATCAAAACCCGCATGGCGCAAGAGCGGCGAGCCGATCGCGATCAGCGCGCCCCAGACGGTCTTCGACTGGTACCAAGGCTTCATCTCCAACATGGCTTTCTCCTTCGTGGGTTGATGTTCATCGAATGAAAACAAGCGCTTCGGTCGAAATGCCCGCTGCCAATCGGCCAAGCTGGCGAATGCTGAGCTTGAGCCTCTCCTGCGCGCTTCCGAAATCGGCGAGCTCGTCGGCCGCCGCATAGACGCACTGCGGCGCCGTCACCTCGATCGTCCGGCGCACCACCGCCCCATCGAAGATCTCGACTCGATAGCGCTCCGTCTCCTCGTCGAGCGGAATATCGCCCTCGCTCCAACCATCGGCATCGCGACGCCCACGCCGGATCCAGGAGATCAGGACGTTGCCGTCGCCGGTCCTCGCCGCCTTCAAATGCACCGGGGAAAGCGGCGTCTCCGCCCTCAGGCCGCCGTCGAAGACATGCGGGCCCGAGAGATCCGTGACGAGCCCCATCGGCTCCAGGATCCAGTTCTGCGCCGCCCCGCGCTCCGCCGTCGCCAGTCCCAAGGGCTTAACCGCCTGATCCAGCGCCACGACATCCGCCCCCGCCTCGGCGCCCGTTGCCATCGCATCCTCGGTGCCGGAAAGCCCCCGCAGCAAGCCCGAAAGCCGGAAGCGCCCGGCGGCCACCTCCTCGGCGTCGGTGAAAGCCAGCACCTCCCAGCCCCCCGAACCCGATCGCACGGCAAGCAGGTTGCTGCCCGAAAACACCGCCGTCCGGCTCGCCGAGGACAAAGCCCCCGACAGCAGATCGACCAAGACCCCGTTGGCCCGGTCGAAACGCCCGCTGACACCCGGCGCGAGCGGCTCCACCAGCGCACCCAGCGTCGCCGGCCGATCGAGCGTCAGGCGAAACCGATAGCCCTCGACCTCCGGCGAACTCGACACGGCAAGCCTGCCCCAGGGTTTCGCATAAACGGCAACGGAGGCATCGCCGCTCGACGCAGTCGCCTCCAGACGCGGCAGATCGAGAAACACCGCCGTCGGGTCGAAACCCGCCGCCCCCGGATTGTCCACCGCCCGCCCCGGCTCCACGGCCGCCACCTGCGCCGACACCTTCCCAGCAAAGGCCCTGAGCGTCAGCCGCCGCTCGAAGCCCTCATCGATCTCGCTCACCAGAAACCGCCCCGCCGGTCCTTCCGAGAGCCGCAGCACATCACCCGGCTGCACGGCAATCTCGTCCGGCCCGAGCGCCAGTTGCAGCGTGCGCCGCGCCAGCCGGTTGTCGCGCAGCCAGCCTTCGGCGGCGGCGAGTGCCGTCTCCTCCGGGATCGCCGCCGGCAAATCGCGCGCCAGTTGCCGCTCGGTCGCCGCCTCCACCTTGCGCGAGCGCACGCTCGCCTCGGCATAATCGGCCGCCGGGTCGTAGAAGGTCACCAAGGCTTCCGAGGCGAAATCGCTGTCATGCCCGCGTGTCTCGCTCCAGAGCGGCTGGTCCGGGACATCCGCCAGCACGGCAATCTCCCTTGCCGGCAGACTGGCGTTACCGCGCGTGCGAAAGCGAAGTCTCCCGCCATCCTCCACCACATCGATCTGAAACAGTTCGATCAGCGGCTCGATCAGATCGCGTGCCGAGGTCAGGTCCCACTTCACGTACCCACCCAGATCCCCCGCCACCTGCGACACGTCGAAATCCTCAAACCCGTGATCGGCGAGGATCGCCGCGATCGTGTCAGCCAGCGTCGCCGTGCCCAGACGCCCGTTGAGCCAATGCCCCGTGCGCCAGTTCCGTCCATCAGCCCACAGCCCCGTCTCCTGCGGAAAGGCCGGATAAGGCCGCGCATCCCAGCTCCAGACGAAGATTTTTGATGGTTCGACCAGCCCCTCCGGCCGGTCACCATCTGCCCAATGGCCCAGATGCGCCTCGAGAAAGCGCCGCTGCTGGCTGTCGGATCGCGCGCCGCTGGAAAAATGCGGCCGCCCGCTTTCCGCCGATTTGGCGTCGACGAAGACGTTCGGCTGGTTCGCCCCGCGATCGACCGCACCGCAGCCGAGCTCGGTAAACCAGAACGGCTTCATGCGCGGCGTCCAGGCGGTCGGCGCAGCCTGCTCCACCCCGCCGATCCGGTCGTAATGCCGGTTGCTCCACCAGCTTTCCAGATCCTTGAACCTGTAGACCCAGGGCTTGCCATAGGCCCCGTCCGTGATCGGCGTCCGCATTCTCGCCTGCCGGTCCGCCTCGCTGGCGTAATACCAGTCAAACCCCTCGCCCGCCGTCAGCATGCGGGCAAAGCCCGTGGCATCGTCGGCACTGGCAAACCCATCCGGGCTCTCGGCCTCCAGATCCGCGTCGCGCCAGTCGGCCAGGGGCATGTAATTATCGATGCCCACACCCGAAATGTCCCCACTCGCCCAGAGCGGATCGAGATGGAAGAACAGATCACCCGAGCCATCCGCCGGCTGATGGCCGAAATATTCGCTCCAGTCCGCCCCATAGGAGATCGCCGTCTCTGCTCCCAGAATGCCCCGCACCTCACCCGCCAGCGACACCAGCGCCTCGACGAAGGGAAAGGCGTTTGCCGCATCCCGCACTGTCGTCAGCCCCTTGAGCTCCGACCCGAGCAGAAAGCCGTCCACCCCGCCCGCCTCTTCGGCCAGGTCCGCATAATGCCGGATAAACCGCCGATAGCCGTCCGCGCGGGTCACAAATGTCGAAACCTGCGCCCGCGCCGCCGCCGTCTTGTCGGCACTCACGGGATAGACCGTGATCCGCCCGCGCCAGGGATAGGCCGCCTGTTCCGCGCCGCCATAGGGATCGGGCAGCCCGTTGCCCGATGCAATGTCCATCAGAAGAAAGGGATAAAGCGTCACCTTCAGCCTGCGCGCCTTCAGGTCGCGGATCGCCTCGATCACGCTCCGGTCATCCGGCGACCCGCCATAGGCCGGCCCACCGTCATGTCGGCTCACCAGATGCGCCTCGCTTCGAGAAAGCCCCGCCACACGCCAGGCCCGGCTCTCCTGCCGCCGCGATGCCACCTCGACCCCCGGCAGCACCCGGCATTCACCGGCGCGCAAATCGGTGCCGAACCAGGCGACCACCAGCGCCACCTCTTCGAGGTTGGGGCAGAGCGCCTGCAATTCGTCGATCGAGGCCTGCCAATCGCTCGAGGCCACCAGTGTATTACGGTTCAGCCAGCGCTTTTCGCCGGATTTCGGCGCATCCGACACCCGCGTCACCGCATAACAATGCTCGGTCGCTCCGGGGATTACCGCCACCGCCCGGATCCGGTTTTCCAATTGCCCGACCGGCCGGATCACCTCGAACTGCAGCAGCGGAATGCGATTGCCGAAATCATCGAGCGGCAAACGCTCGAACACGACATAAGCGAGCCCACGATAGGCCGGCGCCTTGTCCGCCCCTTGCTTGGCCGCGATCAACGGATCGACCGGCTGGCTCCGCGTGCCGCGATAGACGCGCATCTCGATCTCGGTCAGGTCCAGCTCGCGCCCATCCGCCCAGATGCGCCGCACGCCCGCAATCGGCCCTTCGCAGAGCCCCAGCGCCAGATTGGCGTAATACCGATAGGTCGTCGTGCGCGTCCCGCCGCTCGACTTGCCGCCGCTGCGCTCGGTCACCGCCTCTTCCTCGAAGCGCGTCGCCCAGATCAGCGTGCCGCCCAGCCGCGCCGTGCCATACAGTCTCGGGATCGCCGTGCCCTCGCTGGCACCCGCCAGCCGTGCCGAAGACAGCCGCGCTCCGGTTAGCGAGGTCGTGCCACCGATCAGGCTCCGGTCGATCATGCCGCCGACGGCCGCCCCCGCCGCGCGTCCCAGGATCGCGCCGACCGGCCCGAAGACCGAACCGAGGGCGGCGCCCGCCGCCTGCAACAGGATCGTCGCCATCAGAACACCCTTTCCGGAAACCGATAGATGCCGGCAATCCTGCGCTTCCATCCCGGCACCAAAGCCGAGCAGGTCACCGCCGATTGCTCATAGGCGTGAATGAAGGCATCGGGGCTGCCGTTTTGCCCGCCGTGCGACAGCAAGTCCGCGCCCGGTCCGGCAACCGCGCCGCCGGCCGAAAAATCCAGGCCACCGACCGACGCGGCGGCGCCAACCGTCGCATCCGCCATCCGTGCCAAAATCCCCGCATGTTTGGCGGCCAAATGCGGGCGAAAACGAAACAGCACGAGATCGCCCGGCCGGCTCTCCTCGAAGGACGCAACGGCCGAAAAATGCCGCTCCGCCGCGCGGAGCAAGCGCTCCTCACCCGACCGCTCCGCCCAATCGGGCGCATAGGCCGGCACAGCCTCCGGCTCTTCGCCATAAAGCTCCCGCCAGATCCCGCGCACGAGGCCGAGGCAATCGCACCCCACCCCTCTCGTCGCCCCCTGATGCCGATAGGGCGTGCCGATCCATGTCTCGGCAATGCCGAGCACGCGTGTGTTGATGGACATGGGAGGCTCCAAGGGAGGTGACGATCTAGCAGGCCAGTACTATGCGGGTGTAAGGGGCTCGCCTCGGAGAACCGACTCGACCTCAAGGCAAGGCACCAGTACAACGCAAACACAGCCCGCCCCGCACCCCACCACCAAAGAGAGAAAAATGAACCGGTTTCTGATCAAGACGCTCGAGGTTTCGAACATTCTCGTCGCATTGCTCATCATCCTTAAAGCCGCCTATTGGGGATATACCTTTCCCGTCGAAGACGATGGCCATATCTTTATGATCGCGCTCGGCTTTTTATGCGGCATCATTCTCGCAGCCCTTGTCTGCGGGCTCATTGCGACCGTCATCGAATTGGAAAAGCATCTACGCAAGCTCGCTTCGTTGCGGGAGAACATCTCGGCACCATCAGCGTGACGCAGTCTACCAGTTGCGGTCGACCTGATCGCACTGCACATCCCCCGCAGTTGTGCCCACCGATCTCGAAGCGATGATTGCTGAGCCGACCGAGCACTCTCGCCGTTGCGCAGTCGTCTGGGCCTTAAAGATGCATCGGTAGCCGGAACACGCTGACATTCTTGGTTTCCGGCACGGTCTCGATGGGCCGCAACCGGTTAGGCCAACGACATCAATCAGAATTTGAACCCCTACGGCGCAAAGTTCCGGGAGGGGGATGAGGGGCGGAACCTAGCCCCGCCCCCTCACCGCCGGCTGACCGACCGATAACTCACCTGCTGGGCCGGTCCGACCAGCCCCTTCGTCATGTTCCGATAGAGCCCATACTTGAAGTAAACCGAAGTCGCGCTGGCCGGCACAAGCGCCAGCCCGGTCGCCTTGACCACCGTCTTGCCATTGACCTTGGCGGTCACCGCCCCCGCCGTCTCATGCCAGCGGAAGGTGTAGCTGAAGGTGTTCCAAGCCCCCTTCTTCACCGTCACGGGGTAGTCGACAAAACTGTCGGTGTCGTGGTTGTTGAGGCAGATCGAAAACGCGCCATTCTCATACCGATTGTAGACGCTGTCGTAAGCGCCGTTATGCCATTGCCCGAGCGTCTGTTTCGGGCTGAACTCGGGATAGTCGGCGGGGATCTTCAGCTGGAACGCATAGGTATGCGTCGAACCGATCGCATCCTCCGTCGTCACCCGCGCCTCGCAGCGCTCGCGATAGTTCAAGGCATCGCTGCCATCCGGCCCGTTCCAGTAATCGCCAGCCTTGACCAGGAACGTCTCGACGCCGTTCACCCTGATATAGCGGCTCTCGTCGACCGCCTGGACATAATAGGAATAACCGTTTCCGTCAGGGCAAATGATCTTCATCGCAATACCTTTCATTGTTGCTTGCGGAAAACAGGCAGAGGGATGGGGTGACCCCGCCAACTGCGGCCACCCATCACCCCCCTGCCAGGACCTACTCCCCGTGAACGGGGAGAAGGTCCCGGCAGGCGGATGAGGGGCGATGGCGCCGTCACTCGTAAAGCACCCCGCCGTCATGGGTGCTCGCACCGCTGACATAGGAATAGGCGAAGTCGCTGCCCGGCATATGCGGGAACCCCTGGAAATTCCGCTGGTTGGCGAACTTCGCTCGACAGGTGGAAAAACTCTTGTCGCAGCCGACGGTCAGCGCCACGGCATCGCCAGGCGCGGGTACGGCCTCGAGCGGCAGCCAGAGCCTCACCTCGACCACCCCGTCGACCGCAGCCCCGCTTTCCTCGATCGCGAACCTGCGCCCGACAAGCACCCCGCCATCAAACCGCAGATGGCCGAGGCGGAAATGCCCCTCGGCCGCCCCCGCCAGCCCCGATATCTTCAGCCGGTCCGCCGACATCACCTCCGCCAGCTGACCACTGCGCCGCCCACCGACGCCCAGGTCGACGCCGCATCTCCCATCTCCCAGATCCGCATCGCAGCGGCGGTTGTAGATCCGCCCCTGCGGTTGCTGCAGCCGGTGTGCCACGCTGCGCAGCTCGGCCGAAAAGCCGGCGCCCGCGCGTCGCACCTCGCCGATCTCCTGCACCGACAGCAGCAGATGTTGCTCCTCCGGCGCCTGCCAATTGACCAGAAACAGCTCGACGCGCGCGCCGTCGTAACGGCCGCTCGCAAGGTCGGCTTCGGTGATCGCGTCGCTCGAAAACCCGCCTTCGATCTCGGCGCCGGGTGCAGCGAGCCCGCTCGCCCCGCGCGCCTCGCTGGCGGCAAAACCGCTCGCCGGTTCGAACACCGTGCCGTCGAAGCCGAGCACCTGATCATGCTCGGTGAAACCGAGCACCGCCCCATCCGCCCGCGTCACCCGCCAGGCGCGGCAGAGCGTCGTCTCCCCCGTCGCGATATGGGCGGCGAGCGCCTCCGGAATCCGTCTCATGGGATCACCTCGATCAGGGGAATGGAAGGAATGCGCCCGGCCCGGAAGGCGTCGAGGTTGATCTCGATGCGATCGGTGTCGAACCTGACAGGCACGTCATACTCGAAACCCGCCCGGATCTCGGCACCGTCATCAGGCACATGACCGGCCGCGAAGGTCACGATCCCCGTCGCCGCATCCAGCACAAACCCGTCCTCGCGCTCCACCCCATCGACAGCGATCCGCAGGCTGCCCGCCACCGGCTTCAGCACCGGCCGCCGCTCCACCGCCGCGCCGTCGCCATAGGCCTTGACCAGCGGAAACGCCGCCGTCTCGCCATCGCCCATCCCGAGAAACTGGTCGAGCGCCGTCACCGCCTCGCCCGGCCGCGCGGAGGAAAAATCGACCGGATCGCGAAAGCGAAAGCCATGCAGCTGTCCGCCGCGCGCCTCGAAGAATTCCAGCACCGCATAAAGGTCGGCCACCGAACGCAGCGCCGAGCCGACATCGTAGCGACGTCTCGAAAACCGCCAGCGCCGATTGCGCGCCTCGCGTCCGTTCGACAGAGACACGATATCCGTCTGCCGCCCCGGCCCGCCGCTCGATGTCAGCGACAGACGCAGCGGGAAACGCTGTTCATGAAAGGCCATGGCCGGCTCCGTTCGATGACTTGAAGAAGATGGATGCGTCGAGACGGGCGCACCCCGCCACACGCATCAGAACGCTGGTGCACCAGCTTCCCGCAGCCCTGCGCCACGGCGCCGCTGGGTTAAGCCCTCCCCCTTGTGGGGAGGGTTGGGAGGGGCTTTTACTTCCACGGGCAATTGCCCTGCCTCTTCTGAGGAAGACGTCGTGCACTGACAGGGAGGGATCGCGACTTCGCCCCCCTACTGCCTACTGCCTGATCGCTGCGGGCTCTCCCCGCCTCACATCCCCCGCCGCCCGCGCCCGACCGAGCGCGCCAGCATGGCGGTGATCTGCCCTTCGCTGCGGGCAAAACTCGCGGCATCGCTCGCCGTCACCTGGAAATGAATGACCGTTCCCGCCCCCGCCCCGTCGGCGGCCACGCCCAGGGCGCCATCGGCCCCGCGTTTGAGCGGCAGGATCGCTTCCGCCCCCGCCTCGCCCATCAGGCCGGTTGCGCCCGCCATCGGGAAATAGGTGGGTGCGGCGACCACGCCGCCGTCGGCAAAGGGCATCACGCGCCCCGGCACGCCGCCATGGGCGAAGCCGGCCACACCCGTCCCGAGCGCCGAGCCGAGACCCGATGTAAGGCTACCGATCAACCCGCCGGCCGCCTGTCCCACCAGGTTTTCAAGCGGCTTCAGCCCGGCCGAAAGCGCAATGTCGGAGAGCCGCAGGCCGACGGTGCGCAGCACCTCTTCCAGCCCCTTGCCCCCCGTCACGGCGCCCGCCAGCGCAGAGGTCAAAGCCCGCCCGAACCGCGCCGAACGGCTTTCGAGGTCGTCGAGTACGGCCAAAGCGGCGCTCCCATCGAGATCGACGGAAAGTGCCAGAGTGTCGTCATCGGTCATGGGGTTCTCCTTCTGCTTATTTGGGTTTGGTGAAACACGCGACTGCGACATCCAATTCACAGCGCAGATTGACACCACGCGCCAATCTGTACGTATTAACTTCCATCCTGCTTGGGAGAGCCGTCGTGCCCCATGTCCGACTGACCGAGTTTCGCCAGAACATCGCGACCCATTTTGACAATGTCATTGCGTCGCGTGCGCCGCTGCTCATCACCCGTCAGGGCTCGGAGGCCTTGGTCGTGATGGCCGAAGGCGAATATGAAAGCCTCCAGGAAACGCTGCATCTTCTGTCGACGCCGGCGAACGCCGAGCGATTGCGGGAGAGCCTGGATCAGCTCAGCAAAGGTGGGCTGATCGAAACGGATCCGACCCTCTGACATGAACCTGCTCTGGACGGCACACGCCTGGGCGGAATACGGATACCGGCAAGCGTCCGACCCGGCCATGGTCGAAAAAATCAACGCGCTGATCCGGGACGCGAAGCGATCCCCCTTCCAGGGCCTCGGCAAACCCGAACCGCTCAAGGGCGATCTCAGCGGCTTCTGGTCGCGGCGCATCTTAGGTGAACATCGGCTGGTCTATCGCGTCTCAGGCAAGGACGGCACTCAGCAGATCGAAATCGTTCAGTGCCGATTTCACTATCACAAATAGTGCCTATCGAGCCGGACAGCTGGTCCGCGCCTCGCTTCTCCCCGCCTGCGGGGAGAAGGTCCCGGCAGGGGGATGAGGGGCATTCTGCAGCCCCGTCAATCCGGAAACCTCACCATCATCCGGTCCAACTCGCCCCGCGACATCGCGCCCGGCCGATCGAACCCGCCGGCCATGGCAACGAATTCCGGCAGGCTCAGCCGCCAGAACACCTCCGGTGACAGCCGCAGACGATGGAGCCCGAGCGTCATCGCCGTCTCCCAGGGAAACGGCTTCGTCCCGTCGACCCCGCCGCCTGCGGCCCTCAAGGGGAGGGCGTCGTCTCCGCAAGCTCCGCTGCGCCGCGCGCCATGCCGGCGGCAGAACCGCTCCCGCCCCCATTCGGTGCCGTGGCCGACATGTCGCCCACCACCCCGCCCGTCTGAAACGTCACCGTCAGCAGTTCCCCGACGATCGCGGCCGCCCCCGCCACGCCACCCTCGACCGCCATCTCCGCCACGTCGGCATCCGACAGCCGATTTCCCCCGCCGCGCAGACCGCAGGCGAGGATGCGGATGAGGTCAGCGCTTTTCAGTCGCCCGGTCGAAAACCGCGCGGCGAGGTCCCCAAGACTTTCCGCCCCGAAGGCCGTCTCCAGCTCCGAAAGCGCCCCCAGCGTCAGGCAGAGAATCTTCCGTTCGCCGTCGATCACCGCCTCCACCTCGCCGCGATGGCGGTTGGCGCGGGCGACCGTCACCGGCTCGCGCATGTCCCGTTCATAGCCCCGCATGACCATCTCCTCACAGCGCTGCGAACGATACGGCACCAGCCGATTCCAGCGCGATCTCGAAGGTCATCTCGCCATCGTGATTGCCGGCATACTCCAGCGCCGTCACCTGGAAGGGCGCCGTCACCGTGCCGAAATCCGGGATCACCACCTGGAATGTCAGGATCGAGCCGGCAAAGAAGGCGGCCCGCACCAGCGCGTCCGAAGCCTGGTCCTTGAACAGGCCGGAGCCGGTCAGCGAGGCCCGGCGCACGCCCGCCCCTTCCAGCAGTTCGCGCCAGCGCCCGGCGCTTTCGCTGTCGGTGATGTCCACCGACTGGGCGTTGAACGCCAGCCGCCTGGCCCTCAGCCCCGCCACCGTGACGAACCCCGCCCCGTCCTCGATCTTCAGCAAGAGATCCTTGCCCCTCTGCGCGCCCATGGCTGCCTCCATTGGTGATGTGTGATTGATCTTTTGGGGAGCGAGGCGCCTGTGGGGTCCTATCTCCCCCCTTGTGGGGGAGAACGGAAAATCGAAGGTTTAGGCGAGCGTAAGCCGCCTAAGCTTCAGATTTTCCAAGAGAGGGGCAAAGTTCCGAGGGCACTCACCTGACCGAGCCCTTCATGCGAATTCTGAGGTTTCGCTCTGATCGGGCCAATTTCTCTCAAAGACTTCGCGCGGCGTCGCGCTCAGGCCTTCGTTCGCTGACATCGATTCACCGGTTCGATTCTAGCCCTCGGCCACCCCTCCGACGTCTTCCCAGCAAGGGGAGATGGCCCGAGGCTTTAAGCCCCCGAACACAAGATTTCGCCCTATCGCCCACCCGACAACCAGCCTAGAAGGAACACCCCGCCGCTACCCATTCCCCCGAGACCCTCATGAACATGCCCCGCACCGCCCTCGTCGCCGCGCTCACGGTTTCGCAGATCCTCGGCTGGGGCACGACCTATGAGATGCCGGCGGTGTTCGGCCGGGCCATGGCCGCCGATCTCGGGCTTGCCAACGAGACGGCCTTTGCCGGCCTCACCGTGATGATGCTGGTCATGGCCTTTCTCGGCCCCTGGACCGGCCGGCAGATCGCCCGCCACGGCGCCTCGAAGGTACTCGCCATGGGCTCCGTGCTGATGGCTGCGGGTCTTGCGACCCTTGCGCTCTCCACCGGGCTCGTCCTCTATGCGGTCGCCTGGCTGATCCTCGGCGTCGGCGGCTCCTTCGCGCTGACGGTGCCGGCCTTTGCCGCCGTCGTCGAACGCGAAGGCCGCGACGCGCGACGCGCCATCGGCATTCTCATGGTCTTCACCGGATTGTCCTCCGCCGTCTGCTGGCCGCTGCTGACGCTCGCCGGCGAGGCGCTCGGCTGGCGCGGGGCGCTTCTTGCCGCCGCTGCCGTGCAGCTCCTCGTCGTCCTGCCCGTGCATCTCGCCATCGGCCGGATCGCCATCACGCGCTCGGACGAAGACCGTGCGGCCGACGCCGTCGAACCGCTTGATCTCAGCCGTCGCATGGCTGTCGTCGCCTTCCTGCTGATCGCGCTCTCAAGTTCGCTCTCCAGCCTGATGACCTTCGGCCTGTCGCCGCAGCTCCTGCATATCCTCGAGCTCTCGGGCGCCACGCCGGCGCTGGCGCTGCAGCTCGGTTCGCTGCGCGCCGTCTTCGGCATCTCCGCCCGCGCGGTCGATCTGGTGCTCGGCAAACGCACCTCGCCGATCACGACAGGCCTTGCCGGCTCCGCCATGCTGACGGCATCGACGCTGCTCCTGATCTTCTTCTCCGGCACCCCGTCGAGCCTTCTCCTGTTTACGGCGCTTTACGGCTTCGGCTCCGGCGTCAGCGCGCTTGCCCGCGCCACCATGGCCCTGTCCTTTTTCTCCGCCAGCCGCTTCGCCCGCCAGTCGGCCCGCCTCGCTTTGCCGCAAAACCTCGCCAATGCCACCGCCCCGGTGCTGATGACATCCGTCATCGACCGCGCCGGCATCGACGCCGGCCTCGTGCTTGCCACGCTGCTGGCCGCGACAGGCTTTGTCGCGATCCTGGGGCTTGCGGTGATTGCGCGGAAAGGGAGGCCCATCTCCCCCCTTGCGGGGGAGAACGGAAAATCGAAGGCTTGAGGTCCGCGCAAGCCGCCTAAACTTCTGATTTTCCAAGAGGGGGGCACGGTTCCGTTGGCACTTACCTTATCGAGCCCCCCTCTTGCGAATTCTGAGGTTTGGCCCTGATCGGGCCAATTCCTCGATTTCGCTTTCTCCCCCGCAAGGGGGAGATCAGACCCGCCTCACTCCACCACCGCCCGAAAACTCGCCTCCGCAACGAACAACCCGGCCTTTACCTCGCGCCGGCTGACCGTGCGCCGATGCCTCCAGTTCACCAGCCGAAATCCATTCGGCCCCATCGGCAGCACCTCCGGCAAGGCCTCCGCCACCCGCCTTGCCTCCGAGACCAAGGCTTCCGCCTCGCGCCGCGATGTCGCGCTCCAGGCCTCCAGCGTCAGCAGGATTTCCGTACCCTCGCCGTCGCCGGTCGAATAATCGCGCGTCTCGACCGCGCCCAGCACGAGAGCGGGAAACCGTTGAGGCCGCACCGTCCGGTCGTTGATCCCGCTTTCGCCGAGCTGCGCGATGAGTGAGGCATCCGCCTTCACCGCCTGTTGTAGCGCCAGCACCAAGGCATTGACCGCATTCGTCATTGTTCCGTCCCTTCGCGTCCCACACCATCCCGACCCGTCGCCGGGAGATCGCCGGATGCGCCGCCGTCACCAAGGGACGACAGCCCCACCGGCCCCGCTCCCTCCGTCGTGCCGGCAGCCCGCGCCAGCCGTGCGTTCAGGGCCCGCCGCAACATCTCGCCCAGCACCGCCCCGGTCTCTTCCAGCGCCACGCCGGCCCGCACCCGGCCTCCGGCACCCCGCCTCATCCCGTCACCTCGCGGCAGAGCGCCAGCACAAACCGCCCCGTCTCGTCGAGATCGCGCAGCGCCAGAATGGCAAAAATCCGCGCGCCCTTGCGCAATCTCTGGCCCGGCTTCACATCGGCCCGAGCCCTGAGCGTAACGTGATGGGTCACCTCGGAAACCAGCCCCGGCCCCTTCATCTCTTCGGCAAATGTCTTCGGCTCGATCAGCGCCCAGACGCGGGCCACCTCGGCAAAGGTGATCTCCGCCCCGCCCTGCCCGTCCTCCGTGGCCTGAGGCTCTTCCAGCACCAGCCGCGCCGTCAGCCGGCCGGCATCAATATCGAGAAGCGCCATCACAGCCCCCGCCGGCAAAACGGCGCGATGAGCCGGTCATATCCCGGCGGCACCACCGCCGGCTGGGCATCGGCCGCCACCACGCCCCGGCTGGCGAACATCGCCGCAATATGCAACAGCATCGCCCGCTTCAGCGTGTCGGGAACCTCAGCACCGCCCTCGCCAAAGCCGGCGGAAAACTCGATCTCGATCCCGTTCATCGCCCGCCCCGGCTCCGGCACTTCGCGCAGCCAAAGCCGCGCCGGCCGCGCCTCTCCGTCGAGCAGATGCCCGTCCAGCGCCACGGCCGCCGGCTCCCCCTCGCCGTCATAAACCGTTACCGCCGTCACGGCCCGCACCGGCCCGCGCGCGATCGTCACGATGCCGTCGCCGGGCCAGGCATCGAGGCACAGCCGGAAATCGCGGCTCGCCAACACCAGCCCGGTCTCCCGCTCCAGATGTTCGCGCGCCACCGTGATCAGCGCGCCGAGGAGCGCGTCTTCGTCGTCGGTATCGAGCCGCAGATGCGCCCTGACCTCGGCAAGCGTCAGCGGCTCCACCAAAGGCGGAGTAAGGTCGATAATGGTCATGGAAAGTTCCTTGAAAACGGCGGGCAGCCGGTCACCCTGAGGCGCCGGGCCACGCCCGGCCTCGAAGGGCGAGGCCACAGATGGATCAATGCAGAGGGATGCTTCGAGGCCCTCGCAAGGCGAGGGCACCTCAGCATGAGGGGCCGAACTCCGCGCGGGGGTCACCTCCCCCCCATGTTGGGGAGGACGGAAAATCGAAGGCTTAGGCGAGCGCAAGCCGCCTAAACTTCAAATTTTCGAGGTGAGGGGATCGGTTCCAATGGCACGAGATAACAGACATCGTGGCGGGCCTCCATCGAAGGATCCGTGCTCCGTGCATCATCACCGACCCCCTCACCAACAAAATCTGAGGTTTAGCCCTGATCGGGCTGAGCCCTCGATTTTGTACCTTCTCCCACCAAAGGGAGAGGGGGAGGTCACACCCCAAACTTCACCAGCTTGATCGCCTCGAAGTTCTGCACACCGCCGCCGACGCGCTTGGTGGTGTAGAACAGCACATAAGGCTTCGCCGAATAGGGATCGCGCAAGATCCGCACGCCGACGCGATCGACCACGAGGTACCCCGCCCGGAAATCACCGAAGGCGATCGCGGTGGCATTCGCGGCGATCTCCGGCATGGCCTCGGATTCGGCGACCGGAAAGCCCATCAGCGAAGCCGGGTCGCCGGCGCGGGCAGGCGGCGCCCAGAGATAGTTGCCGTCGGCATCCTTCAGCTTGCGCACCGCCCCTTGGCTGCGCCGGCTCATGACGAAGCTGCCGTTCTGGCGATGCCCCGCCTTCAGCGCGTAGACCGCGTTGATCAAGACGTCCGACGCCCCGCTTGCCGCAAAGGCGCCGGCCGCGCCGGTGGCGATCGTGCCGATCTTGCCCCATTCCCAGGCGTCGTCGGCCACCTGCGTATAGCTCAAAAAGCCTTTCGGCCGGTTGACGCCGTCGCCGGAGACGAAGGCCTGGCCCTCCTGCTCGGCAAAGGCGATGTCGACCTCGGCGGCAATCCAGGCCTCGATGTCGACGGCCGCATCGTCGAGCAGCGCTTGCGTCGCCGCCGGCATGGCATAGAGCTCCATGGTCGGAAAGGCGAGCTCGGAGAGTTCCGGCGTGCCGGTCTGCGGGCGCGCCGCCGTCTCGGCCACCCAGCCGCTCGCAAAACCCGACGCGGCAAAGGGCTTCTTCAGCACCGAGCCCGAAACCTGCCGCACCGTTGCGAGCGAGCGGATCGGGGAAATGGCTGACAGCCTGCGGCCGATTTCGCCATCCACCTGCGCCGGCACGAGGTAACCGCCATCGCCGGAGACACCGGCCGAGAGAGCCTTCTGGTCCAGATCACGCAAGGCCTGGTCGTCACCGCGCCTGACATAGGCCTCGAAGGCCGCCTTGTGTTCGGCCGAAGCCGGATCGTCGCGGCCCGGCGCGACAAGCTGCGGGCGCCTTTTCTTCAGCACCAGTTCGTCGAGCAGCCGCCCCTGGTCGTCGATCGCCTTGTTGATCCGCTCGACCTTGTCGCGGGTGACGACGTCGCTCGAAAGCTTGTCCTCGATTTCCGCCAGCCGCTGGTCGTTGCCCTCCTTGAAGGCCTCGAAGGCGCTCATCAGCTCCTCGAAGGCCGCCGTCACCGTATCGGGTGCCGCCTTGACCTCGAGGGGCACACGCGCCGCCGAAACCGGGCCACCCTCGCCCTTCATCCCCGTCCTCTCGTCCGTCATCCCGTCCCGTCCTTTCACCTGTTCCATCTCGTCATCCCTTCGTGAAACGCGTGTTCGCCATTCTCCGGGCCGCCCGGCGCATCAGCCGCACGAGCTCGGTTTCCCTGTCGCGGTAGAACCGCCTGTGTTTGACATTGGAGACGCGCGCTGTCGGCAGCATCGGGAAGGTCACCACCGAGATCTCCCAGAGATCCGCCTCCAGGATGCGCCGCACCCCCGCCTTGCGGTCGGCCCGCGTCTTCACCGCGCGAAAGCCGATCGACAGCCCGTCGAGAGCACCGGCCTTCATCAGCGCCAGCACCTCGCGGGCGCGCTCCACATCGGTGGCGAGCTTGCCCTCGACATAGAGCCCGCGTTCGTCCTCGCGCAAAACCGTCCAGCGGCCGATCACCTCGGCCGGATCGTGCTGGAACAGCATGCGCACGCCGCCTGCCCCGCGCTTGTCGATCGAGGCGGCAAAGGCCCCGGGCTCGATCGCGTCACGACCGAGATCGACCTCGCCGAACAGGCTCGCATAACCCGAAAACGTCCCGTCGCCGGCAACGCCCTTCAGCGTCAGCCCGGCATATCTGAAGCTCGGGGCACCCGGCCCCTCCCTGCGCTGCATGTGTCTCTCCTCGTGATGATGTATGGTACGGATCTCACACCTCCCCCTTGAGGGGGGAGGTCGCCGCGAAGCGGCGGGTGGGGGTGACCCGCGTCGGACGTCGGAGCCGCTCCGATCCCCCCTCCCCGGACCTACGGTCCGACCCTCCCCCTCAAGGGGAGGGTTAAGATCAACGGCAAGCGCCGCCGCAAATTGCCCCTCATCCCCTGCCGGGACCTTCTCCCCGTGAACGGGGAGAAGGGGCCAAAACGCCGGCCGCAGTCGCCCTTCTCCCCGCCTGCGGGGAGAAGGTGGCGGCAGCCGGATGAGGGGCCGCTCTCCATACGGAAGCCGCCCACCTCACCCCACCTTTTCCCCCGCCCGCCCGGTCAGTCGCACCAGCACGCCCAGTCCCCACCAGGCGGTGAAGGACGCAAGCGTGGCGCCGGCCAGCATGATCTCGGCGGGCGAGAGTTCCGGTTCGATCCCGAGCCGGGCCGCACCCCAAAGCCCCGTCGGACCGCCGAAGATCAGTCCGCAGGCAACGCCGGTCAGAAAGCGCACCGCCGCCTCGCGGCGATGTTTGGGCAGGAGATAGACGAGCGAGATCGCAGACCCTGCGACAGCGCCGATCAGACGGGCGGACAAAACGCCGCCGTCATGGCTGAAGTCAGTCATTTGTTCATCTTTCGCTGCTAGAATTCCTGTCGCGCCGGCCGGAACGATCCCGCCCAAAAGGCTGCGGCCGGCGCAAACCTTCCCTTCCACAGCCAGGACATCACCGGCCTTCCGGCAGGCTGGCGGCGAATTTTTCCGAATATTCTGAATCTCTTGTCCGCGAATGTTCACACGACGATTGCGCATGTGAACACGCCGCATGAAGTCGCTCACATTCTGATTCAACAAAAGGCACCGCACGCGCTGCGGCCGGTGCGCCGCTCCCCGATACCACCATCCGTCAAGACAACGTCTCCCCTCATCCTGAGGCGCCCTCGCCAAGCGAGGGCCTCGAAGGACGAGGCCCAGACCCGCATTTCCCCACCATCCCCACGCAGCCGTCACACGCCCTTCATCAAGCCCTGCTCAAGTGGCCCCCGGGGTAATATTCGTCTTGGGGTACATCATGGTCTTCGTCCTCGACACGGCGCGTGCGCCGCGCGGAACGATGTCGGAAAAACCGCTTCTCGTGGCACTTCTGGTCACGCTGACGCTGTCGGCATTCTTCGTCGCGTTTCCGGCGGTGGATCTCGCCGTCAGCCGCCTCTTCTACGTTGAAGGCCAGGGGTTCCCGGCGACCAAAATTACCGCGCTCAACACGTTCCGCGCTTTCGGCCAGTATTTTCCGCTGACGCTGACCATCGTGCTGGTGATCGGCCTGCTGCTGAAGCTGATCTATCCCTCGCGCGCCTCGCTCTTTCCGCCGCGCTTCACGCTCTATTTCGCCAGCCTCTTCCTGCTCGGGCCGGCCCTGATGGTCAACGGGATCTTCAAGCCGCTCTTCGATCGGCCGCGCCCGCGTAGCGTGCTGGACTTTGGCGGCACCGATCATTTCATCCATGCCTGGGCACTCGGCGGCGACTACTTCGACGACCGCTCCTTCGTCTCGGGCGAAGCGGCTGTCGTCACCTGTCTCATCCCGCTCGCCTTTTTCGTGCCGATCGTCTGGCGCCGCTGCGTCTTCTGCCTGCTCAGCGCCTTTGCCGCCCTCACCGCGCTCAACCGCATCGCGTTTGGCGCGCATTTCCTCTCGGATGTGCTGATTGCCGCCGGCCTGATGGCCATTCTGTCGATCGCGCTCGGCTACCTCTTCTACGGTCGTCCCGGCGTGCAGTCCTGCGATGCCAGGCTCGAAGCTGCGATGACCGCGCTCGGCCACCGGCTGCACAACGCCCGTCGCGAGGCCATCGCCCGCCTCGTCACCGTCTTCACCCGCCCCCTGTCGCTTTCGCCCGCGATGCTGCAGGTGCCGCCCGAGGCTGCGGCGGAACGAGACGGCTAGAACGGGAAATACTGTTCTTATCGATCACCTCACCAACAAAATCTGAGGTTTAAGCCTGATCGCTCCCAAGCCCTCGGTTTTGTAACCGCTCCCGCAGAGGGGAGACCCAACATCGCCGCTGGCCGCGTCCACCCCTCTCCCCCTTGTGGGAGAGGGGCCGTTGCCGCCAGCACCGCGCTCCTTCTCCCCCCTCTGTGGGGGAGAAAGCGAAATCGAAGCTTTAGGCGAGCGCAAGCCGCCTAAACTTCAGATTTCGCCAGTGAGGGGATCAGTTCCGTTGGCACGAAACCAAACTCAATACCCCACAGCCTCGCGCTTCTCCTCATCCGTCAAAAACGCTGCCGCCCCGACCCTTGCCCAGAGCGCATCGCGCTCGGCCGAAAGTCCCGCCACCGTATCGAGATCCGGCACCAGCCTAACCGCCTCGCCCGTCAGCTCGCCCAGAAACACCGAAAGCGACGCCCCGGTCCGCGTCACCAGCGGCAGCACGGTCAGGCGATAGAAGGCGCGGTTGGCCTCCTGGTAATTGGCATAGGTGTTGTCGCCGGGAATGCCAAGCAGCATGGGCGGCACGCCGAAGGCAAGGGCGATGTCGCGGGCCGCCCCGTTCTTCGCCTCGACGAAATCCATGTCCTTGGGCGACAGCCCCATCGATTTCCAGTCCAGCCCGCCTTCCAAGAGCAGCGGCCGCCCGGCGCGCATCGGGCCGGAATAGCCCTCGTCGAGCTCCACCTTCAGCCGCTGATACTGGTCGGCCGAGAGATTGCCGCCCTCCTTCGGCTGATAGACCAGCGCGCCGGAAGGTCTCGCCGAATTGTCGAGCAGCGCCTTGTTCCAGCGCCCCGCCGCATTGTGCAGATCGAGTGCCACCTGCGCTGCCGCCAACGGCGCAAATCCCTCGTGGTCGTCGAGCGGGTGAAACAGCTTCAGATGCAAGAGCCGGTCGAGCGGTATCCGCCTGGCCTTCGTGCCGGCGCGATAATCATAGGCCGACGGCCAGCCATCGGCGCCTGTCACCACGCTCACCCGGTCCGGCCGCAACAGATGCAGCGCCGCCGCCCGCAACGAACCGCGCCCACCGGCCGCCACCGCCTCGACATAGGCATTGCCGGACAGCAGCAACTGACCATACAGCGCTTCGAGAAAATCCGCCCCCGTCATCGCCCCATTCGGCCTGGCGAGGAGCGTCAGCGCCGGATGCTCCTCCCGTTCTTGCGCGCCCTGATAGGCGAGAAAGCCGATGCTGGCGGCGGCCTCCGACACCAGCCGCACGCAGCGATGCGCCACCGGGTTCTTCATGAAGCCCTCGCGCGCCAGCGCCCCATAGGACCTCCCCGTCCACCGCGCCTCGCTCTCGCCGGCAATCAGCGCCAGCGCCGTGCCGGATCGCGGAGTGAGTGCCTTTTCTTCGGGCACAGCGGTTCGATCCCGGGCTTGCGCCCAGGGCAGACGGAAGGGGAGTTTCATGGGAGTGTCCTCTGGAATGAAGGTCGAGACACGGCCAGCGCCGCAGTGCTCGTCAAAACACCGATCCTGCGCTATAATCCGGCTATGAGTTCAAAAGCGAAAATCGGTCATGTTGACGAGAGCCGGAAGAGCGATGGCCGCAAAGCTGCGGTCGCGTCGTCCGAAAGCGTCGCCCTGAAGGCCGCAAATCCGGTTGCAGCCAGGCCGGATCTCGACGATTTCGTCGAAGACCTACTCGTCACCGACAGGATCATCCTGGATCATCTGGCCAAGTGA